GACATAACAACGCATTGCTTTCCATTTCAATCCAATTCCTATAGTCGATGTCTCTTCAGACCAGATAATACCTTCCGCTTTTTCAAAAGGACGGATTTCTTGGGACATTGACAAACTATTCACAAACATTCCAATCAAACAACGAATGTTAGTCACGTTGACAACAACCGTGTTCTGAATTTGCCGTAAATCTTTGTTCCAGTTTTTTTGAAGAAGAACCAAGCAGTTTTGTTCATCACTTGACGTTTTTTGGCGAATTTTTCCAGCATACATTTTCCGCTGTTCATTGTGTTTTTCCCGCAGTAATTGATTAGCTGAAATTAGCCGGATGCTGATATCATATGCTTCAAGTGCTGGCTTGATATCTGGTGGATTAGTATGTGTACAATTTACAACAATTCTTGTCAATTTCGGGATAGATTGACAAGAACAGATTCCTGGAAGTTTTGAAACTGCTTCCGTAATTGATGTCCAGCCTTCTGTATCAAATTGAAAATCCTCTAGCAGATGTATTCGATGTTCTTTTGGAGAGAGAACATATACAAACGTATGTCTACTGTTCAACATTAAAGCCTCAATAGAAATCTACGTATTTCTTCCGAAATATGAATTGTATAATCAAATTTTATTAGAGGTGATTTTATCTAATAACATTCAATAACCTAATGTAAAACAATTAAAATAGATTATCAATTATGACTTTATACGTTGTAATATAATGTGGTCATCATCATTTAGCAGTCTTTCCAAATCGTGACGTAAATGCATAGGTACATTATTTTTAATTTTAATACTATTTTTTTTATTACTTTTTTTACTACTTTTTTTACTACTTTTTTTTGATTTTTTTTTACTACCACGCCTTTTACGACTACTATCTAACTTAATTTTAAAATCTCTAAAAGATTTATTATTTTGCTCGGGTTCAAATATTTTAGTATCAATAATATTTTTTTTCATATAATTTCGTTGTTTTCTACTATTCATTCGCATATTACTACGCGGAGATAATTTTCTACTATTAGGTTCTGATTTAGATATCATATTATGAATAAAATTAGTTTTTTCCTTTTGTTCAATAAAACGTTCCACTATTGATTTTTGTAATGGTTCAATGTGTTTTTTTTTTCTCAACTTTTTTATATTTTGCTCAATATTTACGTCAGACAATAAGGAGTTATTTGTGATTTTAGGACTTTCCTTAGACAATATAATAGGTTTAGTTTTGACCAAATTATTTTGAACTTTTTCAACAGCAAGTGATGGTTTGTTTAGAGTAGGAATGGGTCCCTTGAAGATTGCTGCTGGTGTTGGTGTTGGTATTATTTTTTTGGTTTGTGATTCATTACTATTTTTTTTTGTTGGGATATAAGTCATAACAATATCGTGTAACGCGTTTTTATTGACAACCATATATATATATATTATTTTAAAACTTTATTTATAATAGTAAAATAAAAAATTTGATTTAATTGAATTGATTTATAATTATATATAAAAATATCTTCATCTATTTGTATAATTGTATAGATTTATTCATGACAAACACACTTGACAGTTTTTTAAAGCAATATAAATTACCAAAGGAGAGTAATCAGATATATACTCATACGAAATTATCAGGTGGTAAATATGGAATACCCGATAGCAAAATAGAGGAATTTTTTGAAATTTATCATAAGGAAATATTTGAAAATGAAAAGGAAAGTAGTTTAACTGAAGCCAATAGTAAGATTACTCAACTTAAAATAGACCTTGATTTTAAATACACAACCGAAGATAATGTTGCTAGACGTGTATATACGCAAGAAACTATTGAAAAAGTCATTCAATTATATATAAAATATATTCATGAATTTCTACATGTGTCAAAATCTAATATGTTAGTATTTATATTGGAAAAAACAGGTGCTAGCTATGACCCAAAAAATAAAGTGGATATATCAACTGGGTTAAAAATCATTCGAGATGGAGTTCATATTATGTTTCCAGGTATTACGACACATTCAAAAATTGCCTTTAAAATTAGAGATGGTGTATTAAGTGAAATTGATAAGATTTTATCGAAATACAATTTTTGTAATAATTACAAGGAAATAGTTGATGAAAGTGTAATAGAACGTAATAATTGGTTTTTATATGGTTCCACAAAACCAAATCAAAGTGCTTATCTGGTAACAAGAGCAATACGTTATGATATCAACGAAGATGGAGATATTAAATTTAATGATTTTTCAGTAGGAACATACACAACATTTGATTATGTCCGTATGTTTAGTATTTTAAATAGAGATAAATTGCCTTGGAAAATAGCAATTAAAGCTCAATATTTATCAATATTGGAAGCGGAAGGTGTTATAAGTAAAAATGAATATGAAAAACATAAAGAAGAGAGTAGAAAACGTGGAAAACGTGTAAAAAAACGTTCCCAAGAAGATTTAGAGTTAATTAAAAAATTAGTAAATCTATTAAGCGAAACACGTTCTGTAGAGTATAGACCATGGATAGAATTAGGTTGGTGTCTACACAATTTACATAATGCGGATGATACATTACTAGAAGTATGGATTGAATTTTCTAAGAAAGCAGAACAATATGCGGATGAAGCCGACGAAAAATGTCGAGAATTATGGCCTAATATGCGTGATGAAGGTATGGAATTAGGAAGTTTAATTCATTGGGTAAAAATAGATAATCTTGAAGGATTTAAACAATTGGAATCAGAAGATATTAATCGTATTGTAAGACTATTTATTACTAAAAATAAATTAGAACACAATGATATTGGTAAATTATTTCATAAAAAGAATAAACATCATTATATATCTGTATGTAAAAATAAAAACAAATATGCTTGGTATGAATTTAAAGAACACCGTTGGAATGAACTCGGTAGTCATTCTAAATTACGTAAAGACCTTAGTGATGACATAAGTCTTGTATTTAACAAACAAGCCGAATATTTTACAAGTATGGCTACAAATTTGGGCACAGATGATCCAAATTTTAATAGTTATCAAGAATTTGCTCAACGTGCTTTGAAAATTTCACAAAAACTACGTCAAACATCTTTTAAAAATAGTGTAATTACTGAATGTCAAGATGAATTTGTAGATGAAGCTAAAAATTTTATTGACAAAATGGATGAAAACATGTATTTAATTGGATGTAACAATGGAGTTTACGATTTACAACGAATGGAATTTCGTGATGGTCGTCCCGATGATTTAATCACACTTTCAACTAAAATAGATTTTGAACAAGACATTGGTTGGAATGATACACGGGTAGTAAATATTATGGAATTTGTTTCTAAGGTATTACCTAACCCAAATGTTCGTGATTATGTATTACAAATTTTCGCAAGTTGTCTAGACGGATCGACAAAACGTGAAAAACTATACGTTTTTAGTGGTTCAGGAGGTAATGGTAAATCAAAATTAATTGAATTATTAGATAAATCCTTAGGAGACTATAGTAAGGGTATTTCAATTGCCCTACTTACAAAGAAACGAGCCGACAGTAATGCGGCTCAACCTGAACTCGCTTTAACTAAAGGTCGTCGTGTGATTAAATTTCAAGAAGCAGAAGAAGGTTCTAAAATTAATACCGGATTAATGAAAGAACTTACTGGCGGTGATAAAATTACATGTCGTGGGCTTTTTCAAGATCCTATTGAATTTAAACCACAATTTACACCAATACTTATTTGTAATGATAAACCTGAATTACCACCACATGATGATGGAACTTGGCGTCGGGTTCGTCTTATTGAATTTGTATCCAGATTTATTCCAGAAGAAAAAGATGTTGATCCTAGTAGAAATATTTTTCAAATCGATTATGATCTCAGTGAAAAGATACAGACATGGGGAGAAGCATTTTTATGGATACTTACTGAATATTATAAGAAATATCGTGAAGCTGGTAGTGAAATAAGAGACCCCCTCGAAGTAATGGAATACACTAATAATTACAGAAAACAAAATGATATCTTTAATCAGTTCTTTAATGATTGTATTCATAAAAATAGTCTTAATGATGTATTCTATCTTAACGACGCCTATAGAGAGTATAAAGTATGGTTTAAAGATAACTATCAGGGAACTGGACAAAAACCACAAAAAAAAGATGAATTACAACGATATTTTAGTAAAAAGATAGGACCGCCACACGATACAAGCGATTTTGTTCATAAAACAGCAAATCAACACACTGGAACATGTTGGTTAGGATATCAACTAAAACCATATTACGGAGGAAATACTTCTACATCGTTTCCTTCCAATACAACGTCAACGGTTGTTAATCTACTTGATGAATTAGATAAGTAATTTAATATAAACTATTTATATAAAACTATTTTTTCATTAACTAATGACATATTTGCCCCAACAACAATATCCAATAGTTTATTATTTTTTATAAATAGAAATGTCGGCATCGATTTTATATTAAAATGTGCTACTATATCATCACATTCATCAACATCAACTGTCATAACTAATATGTCATTATTAAATTTATGTTGTAATTTATTAACATCCGGAGCGATTTTATTACATGGACCACACCATTCAGCATAAAAATCTAACACTATTAAACGTTGTTCAGTTTCCATTAATTGTATTAGACTTAAAAATGTAAGTGGAACTATTTCTTTCATGAATTATTATATTTATATAAATAATATTATTTTTATGTATTTGTAAAATATATTATCAAATCTTGAAAATATTTTAAATTATATTCGGCATATTTAAAACAATCATTACACAAAAACGCATAACATCCTCTACATCGTTTTTTTATACTAAAAAAACCTACATCTATTTTATTAGAACAACGACTACAATTTGTATCTCTACTTTCTATTGAACTAAAACAACACAGACACCCTAAATTATCTAACAATAAATCATATTGTAATTTATTAATATGATTTATAATATAGTTAATCTTTTCATCTTTTTTATTACCCGTATTTACTATTTTAATACTATTATTATCTTTATAATACTCCAACTTTATTACTTCGTTTTCAAATAATAACTGTAATATTTCCAATTTACGCTGAATTTTACGTTTATAAATTGTATTATTCATTCTATATCATTTAATAATAAATGGATTATACTAATAAAACGTAATAAAAAACTAGAAATTATTAAAGCATATCAATTTTGGTAGCTTAGTAAAAACTTTGATAAATATTCTATATTTATATTTGACAATAGATGCCTTATATCCATTCATGTAGTCTTTATACAACTAATTATGTACATAATTATCACTAAATCAATCCATAGTATATCATATTCATTAGAATAAGGTAATATAAATAATTTAGATACATAATGTCACGTTGTAAA